GCTTGAATATAAGCGGTGAAGAGGGGAATGAAAAAAACGACTAACAGGGGAGAAGTTACAATGGCACAGGGTAGCTTCTCACTTGGGCATGACAGTCGATCAAGCTCAAGCATCCCTATCATCAACAGGATTCTTAGATTGGATCGCGTTTCTTGATTGGAAGAGTACAGAAGAATTTAGAAGAGAGGATTATTATATGGCTCAAATAGCAGCGGCAATCGAGCGTGGTCATGTGAAAAATCCATCTTCTATTACACTCAAGCGAATGTTGTTGAAATTCAGTTCAAACAAACGTAGTCCACAGACAATGGAAAGCAATCTGAGCAAATCAAAATCATTTTGGTTAGGTCTTACAGGATTACGTGGAGATAAACGTAATGCAAAGAAAATACGATTGCCAAAGATGAAAGGTAAACAGTGCCAGCCGGGACTTTGAATTTAGGTAATTTATATACACATATTCTTGCTGATAATAGTCAGTTTGCAAAAGTGATGCGTAATACGACTGAAACACTGACTGCTGTTGAGAAGAAGATGACCGCAATAGGCAAGAAGATGACAAGGAAGATAACACTTCCTTTGACTGGTATTGCCACGGCTTCATTGTATTCATTTGGAAAATTCGATGATGCAATGACACAATCTCTTGCTATCATGGGAGATGTGACTGATGAAATGCGGATGAAGATGGAAGCTACTGCAAAGGCAATATCTTCTGAGTCTATTACAGCACCACAAGAACTTGCAAAATCATATTTCTATTTAGCTTCTGCCGGATATGATGCTGCTCAGTCTGAAGCAGCTCTTGCTACGGTAGAGAAGTTTGCTGTAGCAGGTAGATTTGATATGGCTCTTGCGACAGATTTATTGACGGATGCACAATCTGCTTTAGGACTTTCAAGTAAAGATGCTCAGAAGAATATGCAAGGTCTTTCAAAGGTTTCTGACATATTGGTAAAGGCTAATACTCTTGCAAATGCTACGGTACAGCAATTTTCAGAAGCTTTGACAAATGAAGCTGGTGCAGCAATAAAGCAATATAATATTGATTTAGAAGAAGGTGTTGCTATACTTGCTGCTTATGCAGATCAGGGAATAAAAGGGCAGGAAGCTGGTTCTTTATTTGGCAGAATGACACGGCTATTAATAAAGAGTATTAATGAGAATAGACAGGCTTTTAATACTTTGAATATTGATGTAGAAGAGTTTGCGTCAACAGGTAAGAATCTTACAGGTGTATTAGAAGGAGTTACTAAAGCAACTGCAGGAATGGGTCCTGCTCAGAAAGCAGCAACTCTTGAGATGCTTGGATTTCAGGCTCGTACCCAGCAGGCTATTCTACCATTATTAGGAATTGCTGATGGAATTCGTGGATATAATAATGAATTACAAAAAGCTGGTGGAACTACTAAAGATGTAGCTGACAAACAACTTGAATCGTTTGCATCTCAGATGAAGATAGTATGGAATAATGTCAAATTAGCTTCACATGAAATAGCAAAAGTCTTAGAACCATCAGTCAGAAGTCTTGGAAAGTGGATAAAAGATGTGACAATGTGGTTTCGTGGATTATCAGACACAAGTAAGAAAACTATTACATTTTTTGGTGTATTTGCAGCAGCAATCGGTCCATTACTGTTTTCTCTTGGATCTATGGCACTTGTTACGAAAATAGCCATAATGACTACTGTTACATTTTTAGGCGTTATCGGGAAAGTATTTGCTGTCATTAAGTCTATATCGGCAGCTCTTGCAGTTGCAACAGGAGGCTTAAGTTCATTCCTAATACCTATTGCAGCAGTTGGTTTGGCTTTATGGGCAATTGTAGATGCTTTTACTGCAGCCGATTTAGGAATATTGGAATTCTTTAGAAGCATTAAAATTGGTGGTAAATCACTTGGCGTATACTGGGATGCTCTCGGCACATATATATGGCAGACTTGGGAATGGGTAATAGATAAATCAAAACTGATATGGGAAACACTATGGTATACAATTAAAGAAGTAGGTGCTAAAATAGATAGAGCAATGCTTAGATCTGCTAAAGGAATATCTAGTAGTTTTTGGTGGGTTATTAAAAAGATTACCTTTGGTTTTAATAATATGATAAGAGGAATTGTTGATGGTTTAAACGATGCTGGTTTTATCACTGATAAGGTCAGAATTAAAATGATTAAATCAGCTCTTGAAGCAGATCGGAAAGTAATAAAATCTGCAAATGATTCTACAAAATATTATAATAATTTAATCAAAAAAAGTCTTGACGAGTCAGGAAAAGAATGGAATAAATATACTGAAAAGGTAAAAAAACTTGACGAAGAGCATACAAAGAATGCTGAAAAATGGGCTAATGTAAGAGAAGGTTTATTTAAAAAAGAAGCAGCGGCAAAAGCACCAAAATTTCTTGGTCCTATAATGGCTCCTGCTTATGAAGTTGGTTTATCTGATATACTAAATATACAAAATATGTTTAGTAGTGCAGCTAAAGAAGTAAAAGTATCTACAGAAGAAATATCAAATTCAACTGTAGCTTTAGCAAGCAAAATGCAAGCAATAACACCTGCTTTTCAACAATTTGCTCAAGAAACAATTGGAGGTATATTTGCATTAGCAACAGATCCAGAAGTTCAAGCACTAGGAGCAGCCACACAGCAATTGCAAGGTATGTATCAGAGTAGACTTCAGATGCTTCAAAGTTATGGTGAAGTTCATAATCAAATTATGGAAGAAATTGCCAATAGCTCGTTAGGTATTATGCAAAAAGAAGCAGCTAAACAAGAAGAGATACAAAGATATAAAAATGCTGTTATTCTTTCTGGCGTAGCCGGTTTACTATCTGCAACGGCAATAGTTTTGACTCAAGGAGGCAAAAAGAATTTTCTATTATACAAACGTTTAGCTCAAGCAGAAGCAGCAATTGCAGCATATACAGCATATAATAAGGCTCTTGCTGCTGGCCCTCCTGGAGCATCTGTTCCATTAGCTATATCTATGCTTGCACTTGGTCTTGCAAAAGTACGTCAGATTGAACAAATGAAGCCTGGTGGTAGTATCGGTGGAGTTGGTGGTGGAGGAGCTATTGGAAATTTTGGTGTTACTTCTCCTGCAGGTGGTTTAGCAGAGACAACAATACAAGAGGAAAAAGAAAAATCAGCAGGACAAATTACAGTTATTGTTGAAAATGTTCATGGAACAGCTGATGCTGCTTTTGCTGATATATTAGCTGATTCGATTAGGGACCGTATTAAAGATGGGCGGGATTATGGAACTGTCGTTGCAGAATAAAGGACAGAGTTTATGAGCTATACTTCTCCTTTTATATTGTATGATAATGTTTTGGAAGATGGCACAGTCACAGTAACTTCTGAAGCATCTGGATTTCCAAAAGAAAATATGTTTGATTGGATTGATTGGACATATTGGAAAGCCAGTAGTTCAGTAGATCAAAATATTGATATAGATAAAGGAGCGATTGGAATATCGGTTGATACTCTGGCTATATTAGCTCATAATATTGGATCGGCAGGAGATTCAATTGGTGCAGTAGTAACTGTGTATGAAGATGATAATTCTGGTTTTACTTCTCCTACAACATTAGGAACTGTAGCTGTATCAAATGATCGTCCATTTTATTTATCTTTGACTCCAGGGACAGAAAGATATAATAGAATAAAAATAGCAAATATTGATGAAGCCGTTTATATCGGTGTTGTTTGTTTGTGCGCAAAGATGACTATTCCAGTTGGTCCTAAATTTTCATTTGATCCAGATAAACAGAGTATTATGTCAGAAAAATTTGTGAGTTATAGCGGAAGAATGGTATCCTCAGCAGTAAAATATGCACAAAGAGATATAAATGTTCCATTTGAAAGAATTCCTCAAAGCTTTATTGCTTCAGATTTATTGCCATTCTTGGAAGATCATTACGGACAAATGAAACCTTTCTTTTTTGTTCCTGATCCAAGTGATGTATTTGGAACAGATAAGATTTATTATCTAGTTGCTCCTGATGATCCTACAATAGAACTTCCGATTTTTAATGATGATATTAATTTTAGAAATTGGGTTCTTGTTGCAAAAGGTGTTAGACAAAGTATATTTAGATAGGATAGCTAATGGTTTGGGCTGATGATATCGGCAAAATTGGACAGAACTGGGTTTATTATGTTGAGATATTACCTCGTGCATGTGCTAATACTTACGGCGTAGCTCCTTGTACAGCTTCAGGTGGCCAATGCGCTTATTCTTGGGCTACCTGTGAAGACCCAGATAACTTTGTTTTAACAACAACTACATTCAAATTTTCAAGCAAAGAAGGTCCAAAAATATTTGAAGGAACACAAGTTCAACCAACATTGATTTCTGTATCAGATTTACCTACTGAAATTAATCCTAATAAATCAACCACTATTAATGCAAGAATTCAATTGACTTTTGAAGATGTAAAAAACCCTCCTCCTCTTCATTCAGAAAAAGGAGCAGGAAAGTTTCATACATATCGCAACTCTACTTTTTGGAGAATTTTCAACCGTATTTATAGAGAAAGTTATAAATATTGTACTTTAAGATTGTATGAAGGAATATCCAGCTATACGTTATTATCTCAATTTGATTTAAGACGTGAACTCAAGATCAACAATATTGAATTTATGAATAATGGAAAGGTTCAAATAACAGCTACTGACAAGACAAGACAAACTAAGAATATGAAAATTCCAAATGCTGTCAGCTCAACAAATGTTACTACAGCTACTTTAGCTCAAGCTGCGGCAACAATTCCAATTACTGATGGTAATGAATTCAAAGTATTGTCTGGTGGCTATGCTTCTTATGGAAAAATAATAGACAGTACTGCAGGTGATGAATATTTCAAATTTACAGGAATCAGTTCTGATAATCTTACCGGTGTGACTCGTGGTCTTTTTGGAACATCTGATGTAGAACATGCTGCTGGAGTCAAAGTTATTCAAGTATCCGTTTTTGCAGATGATGCAGATTCGGGAATCAGTTCTGATATTGGAAAAAATCCAGTTGATATAATCCAAGAGATTTTACTTGGTTGGCTTGGTATAGATTCTGGTGATATAGACTCTACTCAATTCAGCAGTGAAAAAGTAACTTGGTATCCTTCACTAAAATACCGCAGAATTGTAGAAAGTTCTATATCAGCAGATAAATTATTATCCCAACTTAATCAATTCATGATGTCCAATGTGTGGCAAAACGAAGATCAAAAATTAACATTCAAAGGTCTTCGTCCTGTAGCACCAGGAGAAACTTTAGCAGAATTTAATACTAATGAAAATATCTTGGATAATAGTCTTAAAATTAATAATAAGATAGAAACTCAAATCAGCCGGGTTACTGTTAATTTTTCTCCTAATGATACATGGGGGACTAAAGATCATACATCTGAAGATGATTTTAATGAACATTTGATATGGATTGATGCTGCAGCAGAAAATAATAATGGACAAGGGGATACAGTAGAGAAGGAATTTTTTGCTGATTGGATATATAATATATCCGAAGCTAAATCTTTTGCATCTAGGTATATACGAAGATTTGCACCAACAGCACCAGCTGAAATTGAATTTGAAGTATATCGAAGAGATGCAGAAGTAGAAACTGGTCAAGTTATTGATTTTACAAGTGATAAATTTGTAAAAGATGATGGATCAAATGATACTTTAAACTTTCAGATTCTTTCAAAATCTGAATCACAGCGTGGTGTTATAAAGATGAAAGCATTGGAAACAAAATTTTATTTGAAATATGCTTTTATCGGTCCTGCTGGATTACCGGATTGGACAAGTGCATCTGAAGCACAAAAAGAATATGCTTATATTGCTGATGTTGATTCTTCTGGAAAAGCTGAAATGAGTGATGGTGGACCGGCTTCATATATTTGGTGAAAGGCTTTAAAATGTTTGGTATGATTACTCCTAATATGGGACATCTTCCTGAGATAGGTAAGGTTCAATTTGAATTGAAATTTAATGAATCAAGAGGAATTGAAAAAGAATTCACAACTAATATAATTTATGATAAAGTCAGACAAGTTCCTATGTCTATGAAATTTGTAAAATTTGAAAACAAAAATGATTTTGATAAAGCGTTTATTTGCCCTCATAATTGTGTTCAGAATCGACAGGTAAGATTCTTTATTAAATATGTTCCAGAAGGAATTAAACCATTTAGTTTGAAGCTTGTATTATGTCCTGATTGTCATGCTCCAATTGCATACCGATTTATTGTATATCCAGGTGAATTAAAAGATTATCCAAAGAAAAGAGATTTAAAAAAGTTACAAGAAAAAAATGAACAACTTCCCAGAGCTTTTCAAAGTT